CCTACAACAGAAGTGTTTAGTGTACTTGCAAGAGCAGACGCATCTAGTTCAAGTCCAGCAGCAACTTCACCTTTTATAGAATCAAACTTACTAAGAACTTCATTAAATTCTGGACTTGCACCTGCTAAGTTTGGTGTTTTAAAATCTGCCATACATATCTCCTATGCCACTGGCGCCAGTGTGTTGCCTTGTGCAGTAGCATCTGCACCAGTATCAGATTGAGAATGAACATGTGTTGTAAGAGCAATATTTGTTCCACCACTATTTTTAGCAGTAACCTCACTACCTGTTCCAGAAAACGTAAGTGTTCCAACACCTGTGGATGTACCTGTAAATGTTGTTTCAGCTTTAATTGTCATATCGTTTGCTGACTTCATATTTAATTTTCCACCAGACTTATAAGACATAATTCCAGAAATAGTAGTTGTTGATAAATGGTCTGATGCTATTAAGTCTATACTTTTAAGAGATGTTATTGCGTAGTCATCGACAATGTTAAGAGTACTTGTTCCGTTCACAACTCTAGTTTCATTTTTATCAATGACAATATCCACATCTTCTTTGACTCTGCCTTTGACGTTTTGCATTACTTGAAAAGAATGGTTGCCGTTAATTTCTTCTTCACGATTACCACCACCTGTTCCAGCTCCAACTTTAACTCTGTGGTTCTTGTGTATCTTCTGTGTGTAATTACCTTCTACCTCAAGGTGGTAGTCACCCTTTATAAGTTCTCGCACTGTTCCAAGTGTTGTAATATTAACATCGCCTTGTATAAGTATCTGAGACTTTCCAACAACAATCTCATAGTTGTCGCCAACAATTTTTACAACCTTTGAACCGTCTGGATGTATTTCTTCAAACGTGCCTGCACTGTGTTGTGTATATAATCGTTCAGCGCCTGGCGAATCATCTATCTCTTTTATGTGTCCAGCTTCACTTTCGAAAACATGATTGAATGGATAGGCTGCGGAGATGTATGGGTTCTCATCTTTTTGAATTGACTTGGGTTGTGGTTCTTCCCAGAAACCGCGTTCTTCTTGAACTGCAAAATCAGATGTGACTAAAAGATATGGTTGTGTCGCAGTAGGAATGCCTGTTCCCTTTTGATCTGTTTCTTCACTGTCATCATCAACTCCAACTGTAGGGTCAACAATTGCTGGGTCGCCACGCAAACGATTACGTCTTCGTGCTAAAAGGGAGTTGTGTGACTCTGATGCTCTGCCTCTACCTAGTCTGCTAGTATCGGGTTCTCCAACTTCGTGACCAGACTTAGTAGTGTAAAACTCTCCGTCAGCAGGATAAGAGCCATAGATCGGATGACCAAGATATTCTGTTTGTGGACTTTCTGGAGAACGAGGATCGTTAAATCCAAGTTGGGGGTCAGCAGGTGCTTGAGGTGTGCCGGGCAAAGAACCTATAATTACTGGTTGTTGTTTTTCAACTGCATCTCTAAAGAAACCAATTACCCAACTACCTTCAACGAGAAAAGACGGAGAGTTGCCAAGACCATGCATCGCTGCATCTGTGACAGGGTGCATAACGTGAGCCCACGGCAAGTCTGTTGTTGGTACTTCAACTATACTATCTGAATGAAACCCTAAACACCGAACTCTAGCCCTACCAAGTTGGTCTGGGTCGTTTCTATCCTCTACAACACCTACGAACCAGACAAACCCATCTTGGCCCATGAAATAACCTTGTTCCGCCATAATAATCCTTTACTAACAGTTTTTACTATTTATAAGGATTGTGTGAAAAGGTTATTTTAGTTCTTGAATATTGTTGTATATAGCTTTGGCAATCAGTTCGTATTTTTTTGCAACTTCTTGACCACTAGTTTTATGACGCTCAACCATCCAATAAGGATTAAGCCCTAGATTGCCAGCGATGACAATTCTTTCATGGTTACATTGATGTTTGGGTACAGAATGTTTTACCCAGCCAGGAAACACCACCATTGTATTTTGGTTAGGAATGACTTCTTGTTTAGCATCTGGAAACACTAACGGCGCACATGAATCACAACAATCAACATTGTATACCCAACTCCAAATAGCAGGCCAATGGTCATGTGGTTTTGTCCAATCACCTTTTGTATAACTTGCAACCCAACAGTCATACGGCATCAACTCAACTTTGCTGGGTGAGTTCTCTGTTCCAAGATGTACTGCGTAGTCACACAGTTTTAAAAACTCTGAATTGTGTTCGTGCATAAACCACGAGCTCATGTTTGCTTGTACATTGGTTTCTTTGTTTTGTATGTCTTCGAAGTTATGACAAAAATCTATTAACTCTTTTGTCGCACTTGATTCAGGAACAACAGATTTAATAATAGGAAGATTAGAAGTAAACGAAACCGAAGCTGGATTAGTAGCAAGTTGACGTTGTTTTTTTTCTTCTACTTCCTTTTCTTCTTCTAAACTATTTGCAAGTGATTTTAGTAAACTCATTTTATAGGTCTTTCTTGAGGATACCAATACCAGCCTGTTGTGATATACTTGTCGTGAGTATGTACAGGGTTGCCTCTATGTTGATACATCCATGCAGAAGGGAATATAACACCCACTCCTTTTTTTGGTTGTATTCTTATTTTCTCATATAGAAACTCTGTCTCACCTTCACCAGAAGGTAAGTCATTTAAATAAATTGTCCATACAAGAGCTCTGTTTGCATCTGCACAGTGAGAATTTTCTGCGTGAAAATTATGAAACCCACCACCCATAGGCATCGTTCTTTGTACTTTAGTTTCTGGTGATATAAGACTTCGCGCTCCACGATATACAATAGGAAACTCTAAAAGATATTCTCGCAACATATCCATCTTTACTCTTTGAATGGATTTGTATAACTCATCTTTTTCATCCATCCACATTTGTTTGTCTTTGCGTGTAATACGATTTGCAATCGTAGTCTTGCCAATATGGTCATCACGCTCAAACCATTCTATAAGGTCATCACATTCTTTGTCTGTTAGTGCGTTTTCAAATCCTCTGACAAAACTACTTAACATTTAAGTTGCCCGCAACCATAACTCTTTGATGTTCACATTCTTGTTTTGACACCATATGATTTATCCATGCTGGGAAAACAATCAGTTGTCCTGTCTCTGGAAATATGTGAAATGGAGTACCCCCATCATCACGATCATTACTGTCATTAAATATTAACGGCGCACACTCCTTACCTGCTTCTACACAATATGTGTAAGACCAAAGAGAAGGCCAATGATTGTGTTCTTCACAAGTATGTCCTTTGCCGTACACTAATCCCCAGCTTTCTTTTATGTAAAGAGGAATGTCATCTGGACTTCCATCTGGTTTAGTTCGTTTTGCAAGTGGACATAAGTTTGCAACTTCAATTGCTTCTTCTCCTACCATACGAAAAGTTAGATAGTCATCGTGCATGTTCCACTTAGTCATCAAACATTTAGCAGCTGTTCGTCCTTGTAACGCATCACCCGCTTCAAGAATATTTTCTTTAATTGTTTTGGTAAAACTTGCAGGTGGGTTTACTTGTTTTACCTTAACAGGATATTTTTCAGTAAACCATCTCCATGGCTCAGGTTTGCCAACTAACTTAGACAATGCACTCATACTAAAATTCATTTACTCACTTTTAAAATTATCTTCAAATAATATATAGTCAGTCTTCCCCAAAGCAGTTTTAAGTGTTAAGTAAACTGTTTTCATATTCTTTGGTTTAACAGGAACAAATTTACTAAGCTTCTTAGAGTAGTAAAGTGGAACGCCATCTTTCAATCGCATTTCCTCATACGAGTCCATATCAGAACACACCTCTAAAATTTCACCTACTCGTTTCTCTTTGTATATATTTGAGTATGTAACCTTGTCTCCAATATTAATCATATTCATTTTCTTTTTCTCCTTACTGTAAAATCAATTCCAAATCTTTTTTCATGAGATTTGATTGGGGATGCACAATGCGTAATTCGTGGATCAAATATTACAAAGCTTGTAGGCTTCATGTGTATAGTTTCTTCTCCATGAATAAACTCACCACCGTCTTTGGGTTGCCAGTTTGAATTAAGCAATCCCATTATTTTTATATAATCCAAATCCTTTTCATGGTCTGTGTGTGGATTATCTTGTCTGTGTTTGTCCTTTACAGATATTGCACAATACGAAACCTCAGGCAAAAAGAAATCTGATGCAAATTGACCACCTTCAGTTTTACTATTGTAAATCTGAATGAGTAGACCCATTGCCATACCTGCAAGTAAATCATGTACAGGATTATTTTCTATAATGTCTAACTTTAAATGTTTATCCTCAAATGAAAACCCAAGAGGATGTTTTAAATTCCAAGTATCACTTGTTTCTGCAACACCCCTCATCATTTCTAAATATTGTAAATCACAACAATTCTCAATCACCCGAAGCATATCTAAACTCCTTATTTGCAGCCTCATCTAATTGTTTCATAACATCTTCAGTAAAGTATGTTAGTGGATCATTTAAAATAGTTTTACCAAACTGTTTGCTTCCGTCTGGAAGTTCGAATCGTGTAGATACCTTTTTAAAGATATCATACTTTTCAGCCAACTCTAACAGTCCGTAGTATTTGTCAAGTCCCTTATCATAAGTAAGTCGTACATCAACCATCTTGTTTTCTTTGGTTAAACGAGACTTGTGATTCTTACAGTGAATAATGTTACCGATAACTTCAGTGCCATCTTTCTCTTTCTTTTTACTTAAATAGATAATAGAACTAGCTGCGTACTTGAGTCCAGAACCACCACCCATTTCTTTTTGAGGAAACATAGAACCTACAACATCATAAGTGTGATTGGTTACAACCATAGGAACTTTTGCACGACCAAGTTTCAGAGTCAATACACGAAATGCAGCTTTGAGAACTTGAGCTCTTGTCATGTCTCTTGTCTCTTTGCCGTCTGCGGTATCTTCAACTTCTTTGGTAGTACTCAACATACCAAGACTATCCAAACATAGAAACAAAGGTTGTCGATTTGATTCTGGTTGTTCAAGATATCCATCCAACACCTTTAGTGATTGTGTTCTAAATTCTTGCACCGTAGTGACAGGTAATATAACCATTCTCTCTGGGTCAATCCCTCTGTCGATAACCATCTGTTTAGTAATTGCAGATTCACTCTCAAAATATAAAACACCAGCGTTTGGATTCTTATCAAGAAAGTTCTTGACAATACCCATCAGAAAGAATGTTTTGCCTGTTGCAGATTCGCCTGCGATTGCGGTAATCTTGTTTGATGGTAAACCACCATAGATACTTCCACTGAGTAACGCATTGAATACATGACTGCCTGTGTCGATAAACGAATCAACGTCACCAGCCTCCACTCCATCACTTACCATAGATGCGTATTCATTACCCACATCTTTAATGATGTTCTTTAAAAAATCATTGTCAGCCATATTTGTTTTTCTCCTAATTCTTTAGCTATAGTATACTACATGCATACAGGTTTGTCAAGGCAAATCTTTTGTTGTGACACAAGACGATCTCTAGACGAAAAGTCTGAAGTGTTTTTTCCTGTGTCGTACATAATGGTTAATATTAAAAAAAGTGCAATCCACAGATAAATTAATTTCAGTCTTTTAGACATATTGTAAATAACTCCCTATAATATACTTGGGCGATATCACTGGTCGAGCTCCTCCATGTATGTGTGTCCATAGTGGAGGGAACATCATACAAGAACCTTTTTTACATTCTACCTCTAAATCCATTGTAGGGAAAAAGGTATGTCCACCTATATTATCAGACAGATAAAAAAATGCAACAAGGAATCGTCTTGCGGTTTCGTAATCCAATACATCAACATGAGGTGGGAACTCGTCAGAGGTGTCAGGCAAATACCTTTTCATCTTAGGAGGTTCTAACGCAAACTTGTCAGGCCATTGATAGGGTGTGATTTCATGTTCCATCTTATAGGACTCGACACATTTACTGATAGTGGTCATAAGAAAATTAACATCTTCTTTCC